GCCTTGTTTGTGATCATCGGCCTCAAAATCCTCAAGCCGACTTGGTAACCCGCCATGCAAACAAAGCCAAAGCCGCTGCTCTGGACATCGGTCGTCCTGTTCTTGATCGGGTTCATCATCGCGCCAGCCATTGCGCTGCTGCATGTGCCGCAGGAAGTCGGTCAGGCGCTGATCGGCTTCAACTTCATCTGCGGCGGTTGGGGTTTCTTTGTGCTGGCACAAATCGAAGGTGAACTGGGATGAGTCTCCGCGACCAATTCAAGCCTGATCTGGCGAACGTGTTCATGAATACGGGCGAGTTCGCGACGGAACGCGAGTTCCGGATCAGCGATGGCGCGGGCGGCTTCAAAGTTTTCACCTGCCCTGTGGTCTGGGACAAAGACGCAATCAAGATGATGCCAGTGGTCACGATCCATGGCGTGTTCATGGGCGATGTGCGTTGTTACATCGAAGCGAAATATCTGCCGCGCACACCGGTCGCTGGCGAACTCATTTACTCGCCAGCGAATCAGCCATGGGAAGTGCTGGACTGCACCGACCAGGAATCGCTGTTTGAACTTTCACTCGCTGCGACCCGCTCGCAGCCATCGCTGTATGGTCGAAATTGAACTCGATGCAAGCGCGATGCTGAAACTGTCGAAGGCGCTCGACGGCATCAAGAATGGTGTGCCGCGCGTGCTTGCGCCATCGATCAATCGATCATTGAATCACGGGCGCACAGTCATCAAGCGCGAGATCCGCAAGGATTACACGATCAAAGCGCGCGACATCCCGACCGTCATGCACTACGCGACGCGCGAGCGTCTCGGCGGCGCGATCACGATCAGGTCTGGCATGCTCGATTTGATGAAGTTCAAAGTCCGACCCGACATGCCGCCGCGACAATCAGGCGTTGCCGTTGCCAATCGCAGGATGGTGCATGCCGAAGTCCGCGTCGGTCGCGGCGGCAATCTGCCGCACGCATTCGTCGCGCGCATGCCGAACGCTGTTGTCGGCGTGTTCAGTCGCGTCGGCAAAGCGCGGCTGCCAATCAAGCGGCGGCTTGCCATCGGGGCGCCGATCATGGCGAGCCAGCCGCACGTTCAAGATGCCGCTGGCAAAGCGATGCAGGAAACTCTGATCAAACGCATCAACAGTCAGGTCGAGCGACTGCTGAGCAGGAGAGGAGCCACGCACATCTAATGCCACCGACCACTCTCACCAAGCCGGATTTCGGATACCGGACGCACACCGCGTTTCATCTGGAGAAAAAGCTTGCTGCATTCATCAAGCAGCTTTTCACGGACACGTATGCGCTCGACAATCCAGCGGTGAACCTGCACCAGCCCGCGCTGGCTGAACTGCACGATCAGCCGCCAGAAACGCCGTTTGCTGCGCATCCGATCTACACGCCGCCCGTCTCATTCGACCCGACAGAAAGGGCACAGACGCTTATAGGTAAAGTGCCGCCGCAGGTGGTGCGTGGCCGCGTCCCGCGCACCGTGACAGGCGAGATCGATGCCGCGCAATTGCCAGACTTTCCATCGATCACGCTACAAGCGATCAGCGGTCACGTGACCAAAGAGGAAACGCATGTCGGTGTGCAAATCTTTTTCCACGCTTACGATGAAGACCCGAAGAGCCAAGGCTATCAAGACCTGACCAACATGATCGAGGTCGTCGCGCTCGCGCTCACAAGTTACGGACAGAAGGGCATCGATGACGCTTACCCGATCGTGCTGCCGCTGGAATGGAAGATTCCCGAAGCGCAATACTTCCCGCACTTCATCGGCGAGATGCACACGACTTGGCAATTGCCGAGCGCGCGACCGCTGCCCGATTACGATGATCTGTTCCCGATGGTTCCTGCTGAGCACATCGACCTGCGCGCAAGCGAATCGCCGCAACTGGAGACCAATCTATGGCCAACACGCAACGGATCGTAGGCCAAGTCATTTACGCAGGCCCGACCATCCCGCAGCTTGGGCTGCATTACGGCAACATCTTCTCCAACGGCATCTACGAACATTTTTACAACGTGATTGCCGCCTGTCCTGCGGTCGGCTCGCTGTTCATTCCAGTGAAGCAATTCGCAGCGGTGCGGCGCGAATTGAATTTCGACATTGCTCGAAACATGCTCGGCACGACAGGCAAGTATCCACAGCTTTATCGCGCAGTGCAGAAATGGCTTGCAGAGCGAGCCAAAGAAGACCAAACACCTAAACCAAAAGGAGTGAAAGTAAAACACCATGCCTAATCTCGGACCTTTCCCACACGGCGTCTCATGGCAAGACGTCCCAACATCTGTCATCGCACCAGTCTCGGCCTATCCAGGGATGAATGTCGTGGTCGGCAGCGCGCCGCTCTGGCAGACCCCAAACGGCAAGCAATATCTCAACGTGCCGCGCATCTACAACAGTTACGAGGAAGCGGTCATGGAGCAGGGTTACAGCCCCGACTGGACAAAGTACGATCTCTGCGAGCACGTGGACGCATGCTTCGTGGAGTTCGGCGTTTTTCCAGTGACCTACATCGCGTGCAATGATCGGTTCACAGGCGCGACGGTGCAGGCCGCGACGCCATTCACGCTGGTCGGTGGCCAGATCGACACGGAATTGCAACTGATCAATGATTCAAGCTTGGTCGTATCAGGCCCGACAGGCACGCCTGTTTACGTCGAGGGCACGGACTATATCTTGTCGCTGTCCAGTCCTGCCTCGGTCACTGATCCGCCGACTTGGGTGATTACGCGCGTCGCTGGCGGCGCGATCACATCGGACACGGCACAGATTGAAGTCGCTGGCAAGATTCCAGTGACGACGCCGATCACCGCCGCGACGATCATCGGTGGCGTCGATGTCTCGACTGGCAAGCGCAGCGGCCTCGAAGCAATCGAAGATGTTTTCCAAGCAACGGGTTACATTCCCGGTGTGATCATTTGCCCTGCGTGGTCGCATGATCCGACTGTCGCGGCAGCGATGGAAGCGAAGTGCGAGAATATCAACGGCTGCTTCGCATGCACCTGCGTCATCGACGTGGACACCAGCACGGTCAAGAAAGCGCAGGACGTCAATGCTTGGAAGAATACGAACAACATCGTGTTCCCGCGGCAGGAATGCTGCTTCGGCAATCCGACGCTGGTCGGTGCGCTCAGCGGACAGCCGGGCTCCACAACGGCCGTCACGAAGAAGTTTCACTTCGCTTCACAGCAAGGCCCGCTCTTGCAGTGGACGGACACTTACAAAGGCGGCGGGATGCCGTATTGCTCGCCATCGAACAAGAATCTGCGCATGAACTCGCTGCAAGATGCCAGCGGCAACGAAATCCCGATGCACCTTGCCGATGCGAACATGCTGAACTCGCAGGGCGTCATCACCGCGCTCAACTGGATCGGTGGCTGGCGCTCTTGGGGCAACCGAACCGCTTGCTACCCGAGCAATTCGGACGTCAAGGATATGTTCATTCCGGTGCGCCGCATGTTCGATTACATCGGCAACACGGTGGTCCTGACAATCTGGCAGGAAGTCGATGAACCTGGCAACCGCCGGCTGATCGACGCCATCGTGAACTCGATCCAGTTGTGGCTCGATGGCATCACTGCCACAGGCGCGCTGATCGGCGCGAGCATTGCGTTCAATCAGAACGAGAATCCCGCGACCGAGATCCTCAACGGCCATTACGTCTTTCACATTTACATCGCGGTGCCCACGCCAGCCGAGTGGCTGGATTTCAAGATCGAATACTGGGTGCCATACATCGCCAATCTTTGGCCGTCAATCGGTTCAACCGGCGCAACAGCAGCGGCAGCAGCCTAACAGGAAGGACTAACAGAACATGCAAATCCCAAATCACGTTACCAACTACTCGATCTTCAAAGACAGCAAGCGACTGATCGGCTGCGGCAATGTCACGCTGCCCGATCTCAAGAATCTTGAAGACCCGCTGAAAGGGAGCGGCATCTTTGGCGAGATCGGCATGCCTGTGCAATGCCACTTCCAGCCGTATTCGCTCAAGGTCACTTGGCTCACCATCACCGACATGGCGCTCTTCTCGACATTGCAGCAGGGCGCGAATCTCGATGCGTGGGCTGCGATGCAATATCACGACAGTTCGACCAACAAGATCATTCACAACGGCTGGCGCTTCATCATGGGAACTGCGCCGAAAGGATTCAATTTCGGCAAGCTGGAGATCGGGACCAAGCAGGAGTGCGAGACCGAATACGAATTGATCAGCCTGCGCATCTTGTTCAATGACGTGAACGTCCTGCAAGTGGACAAGGAAAACGGCATCTGCCGCT